GGTGTTCTTCACCGCGGACGGTCGGTATGTGATCGGCGACATCAAGACCACCGGTCACCTCGACGCCCAGGCGCTGGAGGCCGCGGTGCAGATGGCCGTGTACGCCACCGCCACGCACATCGAAGGCGAGGACGAGCAGGGCCAGCCCAAGGGCGTGTTCAGCGCGATGCCCTACGCCCTGGATCCCGACGAAGCCGTGCTGATCCACGTCGACCGCGACACCGGCGCCACCGCGGTGTACCGAGTGGACCTGCGGTTGGGCCGCTATGGCGCCAATCTCGCCGAGCAGGTCCGTTCCTGGCGACAGACCAAGGGTGTTCTGCTGCCCTACGTCCGCCCGGCCGGCGACCTCACCGCCCAGCTGGAGCGCTCGCTGGCTGTCGTGCCCGCCCCGGCCGCGGTCACCCCCAGCCTGGTCGACGTCGACCAGGTCGCGCAGCGCCGTGCTGCCCTGCACGCCGTCCCCGACTCGCCGGTGTCGATCGACGAACCGGCAGACCAGACCGACGCCAATGACCAGCCTGACTCGGCCGGCGTGCAGCCCGGCCCCAGGCCGACCCCGATCCCCACCCCGGTCAACACGGTCAACACGGTCAACACGGTCGGCTCGCCGGCTGACCAGGCTGGTGCACCAGCTGATCGGCTGGCGTTGAAGACCGCCGACGAGCTGATGAAGCTCGACAAGGCCCACCTGCAGCAGTACGGGCGTGAGCGTGGTGTCACCGACCTCGCGCACACCCGCAAGGTACTGGTTGAGATCTTCACCCAGGCGGGCATCGTCGCCGGATCGGGTAACGAGAACATGGCTCAACAGAGCCAAGATCGCATTCCGGATGACCAGTCAGCCACACAGCCAGCCGTGCAGCACGCCGGGCCACCAGCGCCCACCGACGATCCGGACGACCCGCGCACGCAGGCGTTCCGCAGTGTTGTGCTGGCGCGGATCACCGTGGCGGCCACGGTGACCGAGCTGGCGAAGTTCCATCGGTCGGTCGTGTCGCAGTACGGCTACCAGGCGTGGACCGACGAGCTGACCGAGGCCGCACGAGTGCGTGTCGAACAGCTCGACACCCAACACGACGCGCAGGACATGTTCGAGGCGATCGCGGCCGGCATCGCCGCGTGCCAGTCCAGCCACGACCTTGCCCGGCTGTGGGAGGACGTGACCGTCGGCGGATCGGCGCCGGCGCGCTGGACAGATGAGGTGCAGAACGCCGCGCTCGCGCGCATGGCGCAGATCAAAGCCGAGCAGCAGCCGGCCCCCAGCAACCCGTTCGGCTGAGCGGGATCGCAGTAACCACAACAGAAAACAGCGACAGCAACATCAATAGCGAGAGGTACGACAGCAATGTCCAACGCAGACAGTTTCTTCGGTGGCGGCCCCCAACTCTCCTGGGCGATCACCAAGCCCGACGGATCGTGGGAGCGCGACCAGACCATGCTCGGTGTGATCCGTGGCGGGGTGATCGTCAAGGAACCCGACATCCGGCAGATGACCAAGCTGGGCACCGGCGAGCCGCTGTTCTGGGATGACGCCAAGACACAGCCCAAGATGCAGATGATCGTAACCCTGCGCTGCGACGGCACCGCGCAGGCCACCCTGCCCAACGGCACGGTTGTGACTGCCCGCGACGAGCGCACCGGTCCCACCGACAACGGCGACCGGCAGCTCTACATCAACTCCCAGGAGATGAAGAACGCGATCAAGACCGCGTTCTCCGCCGCTGGCGCCGAAGGCCTTCGGGTCGGATCGATCCTGCTCATCGCGATGACCGGCACCCGTCCCAGCAAGATTAAGGGCGGCTACCCGGCGTCGACGTTCGCCTCGGTGTACGTGCCTGGCCAGGTTTCCATTCCCGACCGGCACAACCCCACTGGACAGAACCCGTTTGACGCCGCCGCACCCGCGCAGCAGATGACACAGCAGGTGGTTCAGCAGCCGGCTCAGCCTGCCGTCCCGATGCAGCAGAGCGCGCCCGCGCAGTTCCCGCAGCAGGCCCCCGCCCAGCCCGCGGCAGGTGCGGACAATCCGTTCGGTGGCCCCAGCCAGGTGCCGGCGACCGTGGCACCGCTGCAGGGCGCCAACCCGTTCGCCTGACCCCAGACCGGGGAGCGCGCCGGGTGATGCCCCCGAACCCCGGCGCGCTCCCCGCCCAATACCACCTGCCTCACAAAGGAAACCGATCATGAGCAACCGACCCGGATCTGCCGGCGCCGGCATCGCCGAGACCGACATCGGCAACGCGATCCGCGACCTCGCCGCCGCGATACGGCAGGCCTTCGGCCGCGAGCCGATTGGAGAGCGTGAGGCCGCCGCAACCGCCCTGATGGAGTTCGCGGACTTGATCGACCGCGGTCCGAACTTCCCACTGCGGCCGTCGTTGTTCTCCGGCATGGCCCGGGAGCGGGCGGCCGACATCCGAGCGGGGGTCGACCGTGGCTAGTCAGTCCCGCCCAACAATCCACACAGGACGGTGATCGTTGTTCAACCCTGACAACCCGTTCGCCGCTCCCGCGGTGACCTCCTCCGCGTCCTGTTCCGCACCGGCCGGCCTGTCGGTGTGGGTGGCCGGCCTGCCCAAGCCACAGGGCAGCAAGACCTACCTCGGCCGCGGTCGGATGCGCGAGTCCAGCAAGGGCCTGCCGTCGTGGCGCGCGGATGTGCGCGCGGCGCTGCTGGCCACCGGCGTCCGAGTGCCCGGCGCGGTGTCAGCGGGGTTGGAGTTCGTCATGCCGCGCCCCCAGCGCGCTCGGCCCGGGCAGCCGGCCGACCGGATTCCGGATCTCGACAAGCTCACCAGGGGAGTGCTCGACGCGATGACCTCCGCCGGTGTGATCGAGGACGACGCGCGGGTGGTCAACTTCCACCGGCTGCACAAGCGCCTGGCCGAGCCCGGCGAACCGACCGGCTGCCGCATCAGCGTGCGGAGGTGGGCGGCGTGCAGCTAGCCCGTTACGAGGTAGGCGGTTGGCCGGACCGGTCGGCCGAGCTGCGAGTCGCGCGCACCGTGGCGGACCTGGCCGAGCTCGACGCGTGGCTGGCCGAACGTGCCGAGCGGCCGCTGGGGCTGGACCTGGAGACCAACGCGGCCGATCCGTGGCACCGCGGCTATCGGACGCGGTGCGTGCAGATCGCCGACGTGGACTGCTCCTGGGCGGTGCCGATCACCCCGGACAACGGCGCGTGGCTGGCACACGATGTCTCGCGGATGATCCGCCGGCACCCGCTGTTTGTGGCGCACTTCGCCGAGGCCGATATCCGGTTCGCTTCGCGCGGACTACCGGACTCGCCGATCCGGCTGTACGAGCCGACCCCGCACGTCGTCGACCTGCAGGTGGCGTTGGCGATCTATGACCCACGCACCGTCACGACGGCGAACAAGGCTGAGCGGATCGACCCGCGAATCCCGCGCAAGAAGGGCCTCAAGGAGACCACGACGCGGCTGCTCACCCCAACCCTGCAGGCCGCCGAGACCGCGCTGCACGCCCGATTCCGCGAGCTAGCCCCGACCGGGTGGCGCACGCCGGCCAAGAGTCGACAGTGGGGATTCGCCCACATCCCCGACGACGACCCGACCTACCTGCTCTACGCCGCACTCGACCCGCTGTGCACCATCCGGCTGTGGCACCTGCTACTGGGTGAGATCGGCAAGCGCGGCCAGCTGGGCAGGCTGCGCGCCGCGCTGGTCGAGCAGTGGATGATGGACGGTGCCACCTTCGCCGGCCTGCAGGTCGACGGCCCCTACGCGCGCTGGCTGGACACCCAGCTGGCCGACGTGGTGGACAAACTCACCGGCTACCTCGCGCAGTTCGACGTGCCGCCCAGCGGGCAAGGGCCAGCCGTCGGGCGCGCGCTCGCCGAGCTCGGGGTCGAGCCGGTGAAGGTCAACGACAACGGCGCGGTCAGCTGGGACCGCGCCGCGCTGACCATGCTGATCGAGCAGCTGGAGCAACAGGCAGCTTCGTCGCCGTCGGGCTCCGGTGTGCCGGGCAGGGCGCTGCAGCTGGTCGGACCGGCGCACCAGCAGCAGGCCCACCAGCGCGCCCGCGCGCGGGGTCTCGCGCAGGCGGTGCTCGACGTGCGCCGGGCCGGCAAGTTTCGCTCGGCCTACGTGGCGCCGATGCTGCGCGCGGTCGACGCGGGCGACGGCGCAATGCACTGCGGTGTGCGCGCCCTGGGCACGATCACCAGCCGGATGACCCACTACGGCACCGAGTCCGCCGGGCCGCTGGGGCAGTTGCCCAAGCGCGACACCCGCATCCGCGCCGCGGTGCGCTCCCGCCGCGGCCAGGTGCTGGTGTCCGCCGACTACCGCCAGGCCGAGCCGCACGTGATGGCCGCGCTGTGCGGGGACGAGGTGATGCTGGCCGATCTGCTTGCCGGCGACATCAACGCCGCGATCGCCACCATGGTCTACGGCGACATCAACGACGGCGGCGCCTACGACAAGACCCAGGGCAAGACCGCCGGCACACCCTCCTACGCGATGCGCCAGTCCGCAAAGTTCGGATGGCTGGCCTGGTGCTACTCGTGCTCGCCGCGCAAACTCGCCGCGCTGCTCGGCCGGCCGCTGGGGGAGGGTGAGGCGATCATCGAGCGGTGGCGCGGCCGTTACCGCCGTTTCGCCGCCTGGCAGGACGAGGTCAACAAGCTCGCCGTGGTGCCGCTGGACTCCGGGTGGCGGGTGCCGCTGTGGGACCGCTGCTGGGTCGATGACGACGGCGCGCTGCGGCTGCGCTACCGCTACGGCGCACCGGTGCCCAGTCGACTCGGACCCAACGCGGCCACCCAGGGCGGCCAACGCGACCTGCTCGCGGTGTCCATGCACCGGCTCAACCACGCCGGCTGGTCCTGGGCACTGCGCTTCGCGCTGCATGACGAGCTGCTGCTCGAAGTGCCCGCGCCGATGGCCGAACAGGCCCGCGCCGACCTCGAGGCGGCGATGACGGTCACCTACCGCGGCGTCACCATCGGCTGCGAGGCCACGATCGAGGGCCGCACGTGGCTCGCGCAGCCGACCGAGTTCGACCACGCCACGCTGACCGCTCTGGACGAGGAGGACGCATGAACGCCCCGTCCAGCACCATCACACCCGAACAGCAGCGCGCCCTCGACATCGCCCGCGATCTCGTGCGGGTCGGCGTGCCGCTGTTCGTCGCCCCGCCGGACCCGAGCAAGCCCACCGGGTTCGCGCTGCCTGGCCGGTGGCAGACCGCCGAGCCGGCGCTGTCCACGGTGGATGCCTGGCAGCCCGGCTGGGCGCTGGGCATGGTCACCGGCGTCAAGCTGGACCTGGTCGACATCGATCCGCGCAACGGCGGCGACGCCAGCCTGCTCGGGCTCGACGGCGTCGCCCTGGCCTTGGCCGCCACCCCCTCGGGCGGCGAGCACTACTTCGTCGCGCCGATCGGGGTGGAATCCCGCGACGGCGTCTATCCCGGCGTCGACCTCAAGTCAGGCAACGGCGACCGCTCCGGACGCGGATTCGCGTTCATCGCCCCCACGGTCAAGCCGTCCAAAGTGGATGGACAACCACGAGCATACGAGTGGATCGTGCGGCCGGTCGCCGGCAGCATCTGCGACACCGCCAACTACGTCTCCACCCACGGCGTGCACGGTCCGTTGGCCGTGCTGCGCGACCGCGTCACCGAGCTGCGCGCCGCGGCCGGCCGACCTGATCTCGCCGCCGGCCCGCGTACCGTTGCCCGCTCGGTCGCCGCGCGCGAATGGAACCAGGCCCTCACACGTCTGGTCGACGACATCCGGCACTGGAATACCCACGGCTGGGGTGGCGAGGCGCACGCCGGGCTGCTCGCCGCCAGCACCCATCTCGCTCGCCTCGCGCCTGAGCACGCCGAGCAGGCCTTCCTGCAGGCATTCGCGGCCGCCGGCGCCGAACCCGACGAGGACGACCTGCGCAAGCTCGCCACCGCGTTGGAACGGGCCGTGCCCGACCGGGTGGTCGACGACGCGGTGCTGCCCGTGCAAGACCGCTTCTGGCTCGGCGGCGAGTTCGCCGGGAGTGAACTCGGCCCAAAAGGTGAGGGCGCCCCTCCCGCGCCCGACCCGCCGCCGGCCGGCACCTTCGACTTCGTCACCCCCGAGCGTGTGCGCAACCGTCAGCCGCCCCCACAGGCCACCTACGGCACGTTCGGCGGAACGGTGCCGGTGTTCTACGGCGAAGGCGTGCACTGGCTGCAAGGCGAGAGCGAGAGCGGCAAGTCCTGGGTCGCGCTCGCGCACGCCCTGGAGGTGATGCGCGCCGGCCGGCCCGCCCTGTTCGTCGACTACGAGGACACCGAGCACACCGTGCTGGAGCGTCTGGCGCAGCTCGGCGCGACCGACGAGGAGTTCGGTCGCCTGGTCTACGTCGCCGCGGTCGACATCGCTTACCAACACATCCGCGACCACGTCGTCACGGCCGTGGACCGCTGCTACGGCATCGCCGTCATCGACGGCGTCACCACCGCCCTGCAGACCGCCGGCCTGAGCGGCCGCGACGAGCAGGAACTCACCCAGTGGACCAACGACCTGCCCCGCCGGGTGGCCTCCGCCCAGGTCGTCGACCACGTCGTCAAGGCACTGGACGACCGCCGCGGCATGGCCATCGGCACCCAGGCCAAAAAGAGCGTGGTCACCGGCACCGCGTTCGAGGTCGTCTGCACCGAGAAGTTCGGGCGTGGTTCCGCGGGCACCATCGAGCTGTATCTCCAGAAGGACAAACGCGGCGGCGTCCGCGCGCATCTGCCCAAGGGATTGCGGCTGCGATTCGCCAGCGACCCCGATGACGGCCACGTCGAACTCATCACCGCCGCAGTCGCCCGCCAACACAACCCCGACGCATTCTTCGGCAATGACCCGATAGACATTCGCGCACAAGCATTGCTCGAACGACTCCGCGCCCACGAGGCCGCCGGCTGGCGCCCGCCCGCCAACCTCAGCGTCCGCGAACTGGTGCGCGTGTTGCGCGATGAATTGAATGAACGCGGCGCAAATGAGGAATTCCGGCGGGCCGCTCACCTCTTCAAGGCCGAGAAGGGCCAGCCCGTCAACCTCGGTTCAGACCACGACAGGGAGTACTGAAAATGTCCGGAATGCCCGTGCCCCAAGATCACGGCACGCTTCGGCACGCTTCGGCACACACCGTGCCCCAAGATCACGGCACGCTTCGGCACGTTTTGCAGATCAGACGAAAAATAGCAGGTAAGGAACTTGCAGAACGTGCCCCAAGATCACGGCACACTTCGGCACACCACTTCACGAGGCTAGGCCGGCCTGGTAGTTACCCCCGAAGGGGGTACCAGGTCGAGCCCTGGGCCACGGCCTCTTGGCGACGGCGAGCCGGCGTGGTTCTCTCGGCCTGGGAGCTGGTGGCGCTCGCATCGGGTAGGGTTCCGCCGATCACGACGGTGCTGCGCCTGCACCCAGCGCTCGGAATAGCGGCCACCTGGTGGCTGGGGATGCATGTGCTTCATTCGAATGGCTCGACAAACACAAAGCAATTGTCGGTCAATTCAATCGATGATCTCAGTCGGTCAGCAAATACGGGTGGTCCGCGATGAACGACACTACACGCGACCAGTCGGCCGAATTGATCGTCAATACCCAGTCGTGCCCCGAGGGTTTCCATTGGATTGGTCAATCGTTCTGTACCTGTGACAGGTGCGGACTTCCTGCCTGGGAGCATGCCGGGGAAGCGACCGTCCCGCGCGATAGCGGGCCGTTCGACAACGCGCCGTTGGTGCTTCGTCCGTGGCAGCCAGGTGAGGCAGAGGCGATTCGCCGGCGATGGGCCAGAGGCGGTGATAAGTGATGACAGCTGTCCTCACCCATCTGGAGCTCTCACCCGTCGGATGTGTGCTCGGTTGCGTGTGTGCGACCACTGGTCAGCCGTGGCCGGCGGCGGACTACCAGCTGGCCTGCGAGCGCTGCGCTGATCGGCTGCGCGAGCTGTTGGCCAGCATCCAGCAGGCCGTCGAGCTGCTCGCCGACCCTGAATGTCTGTTGCCGACCAGCGGCACGGCACGTGGCACCCACGGGTTCGGGCCGCACTCGCCGGCCGTCGATGCCAAGCTGGCACATCTGGACGTGCGTACCGAGTGGACTCCGGAGGCTGGCTTCGGGGCGCTCGCCGCGATCGAGTCGTGGGCTCGGATGCTACGCGAGGAAACCCAGTCGGCCCCGCCGTCTGGTCGGGCGACGATCGGCCGGGAGCTGGGCACGATCCGATTCCATTGGCCGGTGGTGCTGCGCTCGCCGTGGCTGGACGAGTTCGCCGGCGAGATGCGGCAGGTGTGGGCACAGCTGCAGCGCACACATGGCTGGCTCGAGCCGGTGGTGCGGGTCGGGGCCTGCCCGACCGAGCTCGTCGGGCCGACCGTGGACGGCTCGCCGCTGGTGTGCGGCGCCCCGCTGCGGGTGCGGCCTGGCGCGGGGGAGATCGCCTGCCAGCGGTGTGGGGACGTGCGCTCCCGGCCGCGCTGGTCGGAGCTCGCCGACCCGTGGACGGACTATGCCGAGCTGCACGAGGCGCTGGGGGTCGCCGTCGGCACGCTGTGGCGGTGGTGCAGCGAGGATCGATGGCGCACGTCGGGGACACGCTCACGCAGGCTGGTGGCCCGCGCTGATGCGCTGGCCTCATTCCAGCGACGCAGAGGAGGATCGGCGGCATGAACGAAATCCTGGCGTGGCTGCTAGAGCAGGTCGCCGAGGACGAGCGTGTTGCGACCGCCGCGAAGAACGACCTCGACGCGGCGCCGTGGTGGACTTACGAGCATGCAGCGAGCTGGGACCCTGCTCGCGTGCTTGCCGAGTGTGACGCGAAGCGGAGGATCATCTCGCTGTTCACCCTGCCCGTCGGCGATACCAACCTGACCGATAGAGAGACCAAGGCCCGAGTCCTCTTGGACGAGCATTTCCCGCATCCAGCGCTGCTACTGCTTGCCCTGCCTTACTCCGATCGCCCCGGCTACAGACAGGAGTGGCTGCCGTGAACAGATTCGGTGGCCATCCACGCTCTGAGGGACGCTCGTGTTCTGAGCCGCTCGCCGGTCCGACGTCGCCAAGTGGAGTATCGAGCGCCAATAGCAGTGGCATGACCGAGCTGCCGCGTAGGGCGGTGTGGGAGCAACTGCCCGGCCTGGTCTGGGCCTCGTGGCAGCCCGTATGGCGACTCAAGTCCTGGGAAGACAGTCCGGAGATTACGGAACCGAACGGAGAATCCCATGTGGCAACAGATCGAGACTGACCGCTGGACCTGGACGGCTGACCAGGACAGGCACCTGCTGTTGCGCCACGACGGCGTGTATGTCGAGCTGCACGGCAATACCCTGCACCGCTACGTCGGTGGCGAGGGAATCCACCTCACCCCGGCGCCCGACGGTGACGGGCTGCATCTGGCCGACGTGCGCTGGACCCACAGCGCCGTGGCACCGGAGCTCGCCGACATCACCGACGCCGACGTGTGGCGTCGGATGTCCTACGCCGTCAGCGTTGACGCACCCGACTGGGAGCTGCCCGCCTACGACCCGGCGACCATCGTCACCGAGCCCACCGGGTTGCCGGTCGACCCGAGTTGGCAGGAGGGCGCAGACCAGTTCGCGGCGATGCAGGCGCAGACCGTTGAAGACGCGCGGGCCCGGCTGACTCAGCAGGACTGACCTGGACACGCGACCTGGTCGCACTTGCGCGTTGACCTGCACCGAAGCTACATTCGTTCATGTTGGTGTCGTGTGCCCAACGAGAACCCCGCCCGGGTGAGCAACCCAGGCCCGACGGCCCCCGCTGAGACCGGGGCCGTTTCTCATTCTCGGGAGGTGTCGCGATGCCCAAGCCTGCCAAGCCGAAGTGCATCGGGCGCGTCCCGGTCAAAGACGCCAACCGCCAGCGCGTTCACGACGAGCACGGCAACCTGGTCACCCGCCCCTGCACCAAGTGGCCCGTTGCCGGCGCCACCGTGTGCGACAGCCACGGCGGCAATGCGCCCCAGGTCCGCCGGCACGCCCTGGTGCGCGCCGAGCTCGACTCGTGGGGTCTGGGCGATAGCAAGATCGACCCGGGAGAGATGCTGTTGCGGCTCGTGTCGCAGGCCGGCGCGCGCGTCGAGCGCTACTCGCTGCTACTCGCCGAGGCGTTCGACGCTGCCGAGCGACTGCGCAAGTCCACCGAGCACGTCAGGGTCGACGGAGACGAGGAGAGCGCGGCCGTACAGCAGGCCCGCGAAGACCTCGACCGGATCTTCACCACTGGTGGCGTCGGCGCGCTGATTGGCAACACCTACTCGGCGAGCAATGCTGGCAGCTTGTACGCCACTGGTGAGCAGATCCGTGGCCTGGCCATGCTCGAAGCCCAAGAGCGCGACCGGTGCGCCAACTTCGCCGCCAAGGCCGTCGCCGCAGGGCTTGCCGAGCGCGCTGTCCGACTCGCCGAGCGCCAGGTCGAGCTGATGGTCGCCGCGGTCGAAGCCGCACTCGACGCCGCCGGCGTCCCAACCGACCGCCGCGCCGAAGCCAAGCTCGCCGCCGCGTCACACCTGCGCCTCGTCAACTGAACAGGAGACAACCCATGGTCCCGACACCCAGCATCGGCAGGATCGTTCTCGTGCCGATGGACCCGCGAGACAACAACGGCGCAGACCGCGCCCCTGCCGTGATCACCCGCGTCTGGTCCGACACCACGATCAACGTGAAGGTCCTCTCGGACGCCACCGGCAGCGTCGAGTGGCGAACCTCGGTCGGACTGGTCGACGAGCTGCCCGACTTCGCGCTGGCCACCGAGGAGCAGCCCGGCAGCAGCATGCACGTCTGGGCATGGCCACCGCGCGTCTGAGCAAGCCCTGAAGGGCGGTCGCCGTGGACGTGCTGGAGATGGTGGCGGCCCGGCTGGAAGCAGACGCCCAGCAGGCTCGGCAGGCTGGCCGCTACCGGATCGACCCGAAGGCGTGGATCGACGATCGGCTCGACGAGTACCTGTGGTCCAAACAGGACGACATCTGCGCCAGTGTCGTCGCCCACCGCTACACCGCCGTGCAGTCCTGCCATGGCCCCGGCAAGAGCTTCCTCGCCTCTCGCCTGGTCGCGTGGTGGCTACACGTGCACCCGCCCGGCACCGCCCGCGTCGTCACCACCGCACCCACCGGCGACCAGGTCCGCGCCATCCTCTGGTCCGAGGTCAACGCGGCGGCCGCCAAAGCATCCGCCAAAGGCGAGCCGTTCATCGGTCGGGTCAACGAGGTCGAATGGAAGCTGGGCAAGCAGCTGGTCGCGTTCGGCCGAAAGCCCAGCGATTACAACCCGCACGCATTCCAGGGCATCCACGCCCCCTACGTGCTGGTGATCCTCGACGAGGCCGGCGGCATCGTGAAGCAGTTCTGGACCGCCGCCCGCGCGCTGACCACCGGCGAGAACTGCCGCATTCTCGCGATCGGCAACCCCGACGACCCGGCATCGGAGTTCGCACGGGTGTGCGGCAACCCGCGCTGGAACCTCATCAAGATCCCCGCCGCGGCCACCCCGAACTTCACTGGCGAGTACGTACCCGACGAGGTGCGCGCCGCGCTGGTCGGCCCGGCCTACGTGGACGACATGGCTGCCGAGTACGGGATCGAGTCGCCGATCTACGTCAGCAAGGTGCTGGCCGAGTTCCCCCAGGACTCCGACGACGGTGTCGTGCGGCTCTCGGCGCTGCGTGGCTGTTCCGCTCCGGAGCCGAACCCGCGCAGCCCGGAAGAGACCAGCCCGGTCGAGCTCGGTGTCGACCTCGGCGCCGGCGGCGACGAGACGAGCATCCGCGAGCGGCGGGGCATGCTGGTCGGTCGGGTGTGGCGCTCGCGGTCGCGCGACAGCATGCACGTGGTCGGCATGATCCTGGAGGCGATTCGGGAGACCGGGGCCACCGCGGTGAAGGTCGACGTGATCGGCATCGGCTGGGGTGTGGTCGGCCGTCTCGCCGAGCTGCGCGCCGAAGGCCGGCACGCCGCCGCCGTGTACGGGGTGAACGTCGCCGAATCCAGCTACCGGCCTGAGCGGTACGCCCGGCTGCGGTCGCAGATCTGGTGGGAGGTCGGCCGGCAGCTCTCCGAGCAACACGGCTGGGACTTCTCACATCTCGCCGAGGCCGATCGGGAACGCCTCGTCACACAGCTGGTCGCGCCGAAGTACACCCACGACTCGTCCGGCCGGATTGTGGTCGAGCCCAAGGACGAGACCAAGCTGCGGCTCGGCCGGTCCCCAGACGACGCGGACGCCCTGCTCCTCGCCTACTACACACCGCCGGTGCACACCCAGAACCCAGGTGACTGGCTACGGCAGATGCGGGGGTGAGCCGTGGGCCGCTCTCGGCGCCAGCGCAAGCAACTGCGCAACCAGCAGCCGGCGCCGCAGGCGAAAGCGCTGCAGCCCATCGCCCGCGACATCCCCGCCACCCAGCCCATCGGGCAACAGGTCGGCGCCGCGGCTCCGCTGGCACGGGACTGGTTCAGCTACCCGTTCGGGCCCGGCACCCCGATCGTCCCGGCCCCGATCGACCCGGTCCGCGGCGACACCGGCCGCGCCGAACCCCGCCAGTGGGCCTACCCGGTCTCGTGGAACCTGCCCGGCAACGACAGCCGCGGCAACCGATGCGTGCCCTGGCAGGTGCTGCGCGAGGCCGCCGACAACATCGCGCTGCTGCGTGACTGCATCCGCATCCGCAAGAACGAGATCTTGGCTCTCGACTGGACCGTGGCGGTGTCCAAGCGCGCGATCCAGGCCGAACAGCGCCGCGCCCCCGACGACAAGCGCACCGATATCGAACGCAAGATGCGAGATCGGCTCGCACCTGAGATCGAGCGCTGCGAGGCGTTCTGGAGTCGGCCCGATCCGCGCAACGGGCTGAGCTTCGCGAAGTGGGCCAGCAAAGTGCTGGAGGAGCACCTGGTCCTCGACGCGCTCGCGATCTACCCGCGCTACACCTACGGCGGTGACCTGGCCGGGCTGGAGGTCATTGACGGGTCCACCATCAAGCCGCTGCTGGACCACTACGGCGGCCGCCCGGTGCCCCCGGAGCCGGCCTACCAGCAGATCCTGTACGGGTTCCCACGTGGCGAGTACCACGCCACCGTGTCCACACCCGTCGGGTCGGCCGGCCTGGACGGCGCCGCCGTCGACGCCGCCTACCTGGCCGACCAGCTGATCTACGAGGTGCGCGAGGTGCGCACCACCACTCCGTACGGCTTCTCCGCGGTCGAGCAGTCCCTCTACGACGCCGACCTGTGGATGAAGCGGATGTCGTGGCTACGCGCCGAGTACACCGACGGGGTGATGCCCGCCGGGTGGATGCTCAACGAGGAGTCGACCTGGACCCCGGAGCAGCTCAAGGCGTTCGAGACCGAGTTCAACGACTTCTACAGCGGCATGACCCAGCAGCGGCAGCGGTTCCGGGTGCTGCCGCCCGGCATCAAGCCCGACCATTCGGGTCGCGACCTGGGTGAGCGGTACCGCCCCGAGTACGACCTGCATCTGCTCAAGCTGATGTGCGCACATTTCGACCTGACGATTGCCGAGCTCGGGTTCACCGAGGCGAAGGGGTTGGGGTCGGCCGGCTACCACGAGGGCCAGGAGAACGTCCAGGAGCGCAAGGGCACCCGCCCTGATCTGAAGTGGTTCGAGTCGGTGCTCACCGGCATCTCGGTGGATCACCTCCGGATGCCACCGGAATTGGAGTTCCGGTGGCTGGGGCTCGACGAGGAAGACCAGACCGCCGCGGACGACTTGAACCGGACACGGTTCAGCAGCGCTGGGATCACCCTCAACGAGTGGCGCGACGAGCAGGGCATGGCGCCCTACACGTTCGCCGAAGCGGACATGCCGATGCTGGTCACCCAGCGCGGCGTCGTGTTCCTCGAAGGAGCATCAGAACTCGCACCGGCGGGCGAACTCATCAGCCCTGCACAAGCCCCACCGCTGCAAGGGCAGGGCGAGGGCGGCAACCAAGAGGAGCAGGACGATCAGGGCGATCAGGAAGCCGACACGCCCAAGCCGGTCGCCAAGACCGGCGACAAGGCAGCCGAGCTCGCCGCTTACCGCCGCTACGCCGCCAAGGGCAACCGATCTCGCCAGTTTCGGTGGGAGCACCACTCCGCCGAGGAGATCGCACTCCTGGTCAAAGCAGGTGGTGTTGACCCAAAAGCATCGGTCCGGCGTGACTGGCCGGGCTGGACGGTGGACCTGCAGGCGGCCGCACTGTGGGCTGGGCGCATCGGCGAGGAACTGACCAGCGCGGTCGACCTCCGCCGGCTCGCTGAGCGCTGGCTGACCAGCCGCCCGTCGGCTGCCAAGGCTGCACCGACCGGACCGGGCGCGCACGACGCGGCCGGCTGGCTCGACGCCGAGGGCGTCACCGTGACCGCCGCTCTGCGGGGCGTGCTGCACGACGTGTGGACCGACGGGTACGTGCTCGGCGACCGGGCGGCGCTCGCGCTCACCGTCGACGCTGACGTCGACTGGTCCGGGTGGACACCCGGCGACAGCGATGCCGCGCTGGAGGCGCTCGGCGCCGACGGGCTCGGCGAGGGGCTGCAGGCGCTGCTCGACCAGGCCGATGTCGAGATCACCTCAATCGCCACCAACCGCATGATCGAGCTGGCCGAGGTGCTCGCCGGCGCCGCCGAACGCGGCTCCTCGGTCGACGAGCTGGAGGCGGCGCTGCGCGACGTGCTCGACAACCCAGCCTGGTCGCGGATGATCGCTGTGACCGAACTGAACCGGGCGATCTCCGCGGCCACCCTGAGCCGCTACGCCACAGCCGGGATCGAAGCCGCCTACTGGATGACCGCCATGGACGAGCGTGTCTGCTCGGACTGCGGCGGCAACGAAGACGCCGGCGCCGTGCTACTCAACCAGCCGTTCCCCAACGGCTCATACCAGCCGCCCGCACACCCGCTGTGCCGCTGCGCGCTCGCACCTGTCATCGCTGACCTGTCCGAAGTGGACACAACCGGTCTGGCCCCGGCGGACCTGGAGGCATCGTGAACACACAACCATCCGCGGTCGACCAGTGGGACGGGACCGGCGTCGCCGGCACGGTCGCCAAGACCGAAGACGAACGCAGATACACCCTCACCGTCGCCTACCCGGCGAACAAGGCGGACGTGTCGGTCGCCTCCGACGGGCACAGAGATTTCGCTGGTCCGCAGGCCGTCGAAGACGCCTGCTGGGCCTACACCACCAAGAGCCGACAGGTCGGGCTCTGGCACGCCGACGGAACCGACGGGGCCGGCCAGGTCGTCGAGTCCTACATCTACCGCGGCCCCGACTGGGAGATCAGCGCCACCGACGGCACCACACAGATCGTGAAGTCCGGCGACTGGCTGATCGGCATCGTCTGGGACGAGACGACCTGGCCCCTGGTCAAGCAGCAGCTGATCGGCGGGGTGTCGATGCAGGGGACCGCGGTTCGGCGCACACCATCGCCGGACGCCGTCGAGGGGTTGAGGAGCTGACGTGAACAAGCCATCCACGGTCGAGATCACCGAACTGGAGAAGATCGAGGCCGAGCGGGTCGACGGCGTCGCCAACCCCGCGAACGGCTTCCCGATCCTCATGCTGAAGTCGCTGCCCGACAAGGACCCCGACACAGCCGACGCGGCCAAGGACGCCATCAAGAGCGCGGCCGCCGAGCTCCTCGCCGCGGTCACCGCACTCGTGCCCGGCGTAGACCTGTCCGCCCCCATCACCAAGGCCGACGGCGACGAGGCCGCGAACATCGGCGACGCCCAGTCCGCGATCGCCATGATCGCCCGACTGATCGTGCGCGAGGCGGAGTCGCTGGCCGCCGGGAACCTCGGCGAGGCGTGCGACATCAGCGACCTGCTGTGCGCGGTCGACGCGCTGCGCTGGTTCATCAACGACGAGCGCTACGAGGCCGCCGAAGACGCGGTCGTCACCATCGCCATGTCGGCACCCACCGACACCACCAAGACCACCGGCGCCGACCTGGCGCCGGCACTGGACGAGACCCGCATCAACGAGATCATCAAGGCCGCTCTGGCAGAGGCCACCAAATCCCACGAGGCGCAGCTCGCCGCTGTGCGGGACGAACTGGCGAAGGTCAAGGCCACCCCGATCCCCGGCGGGCCCGTTCTCACCCGAACCGCTGACGACGCCGCCAAGGCGGCACAGCGGGACCACCACGCCCACAAGGCCGCCTACTACCGCACGCTCGCCGAGCAGGTATCCGACCAGCGCACCGCCGCCGGATACCGAGAGCTCGCCGCGAAAGCGGACGCCGGCCAGGGCTGATCTGCCAGAGGAGCACAACCCATGTACACCGCACCCAGCCCCACCGACATGTTCTCCGACGCCACCACCGCGGTCGAAGTGGCGCAGCGGTTCGAGGTCTACAAGACCGCGCTGCGCAAGTCCCACGAGCAGGCCGGCCGCGGCGGCCAGCGGTTCGTGCCCGAGCACGGCATCGTCGACGTCGGCAGCAGCGCACAGGTCGTCGAGAAGCTCGACGCCATCACCAAAAGCCTGGCCCCCGACGCACTCGCCTCGGTGCAGACCGAGCTGGCCGCACTGAAGGGCCAGCTGGCCGAGGTCACCAAGGACTGGACGACCACCTTCCCGAACTCCACGCCGGGCCTGGTGCCCTACGACCTAGAGGCCCCGGCGAAGGTCATCGTCCCGCGGGTCACGCCGCTGCGGAACCGGATCACCCGGGACAACACCGGCAAGGGCAACGCTCGCGAGATCCGCCGCATCACCGGCTGGACCAACGGCGGCGTCGGCGGTGTCGCCGACTCCATGGCGTTCTTCGACTCCCAGTCGACCACCAACACCTTCGGCGGTGTGGCCGGCCTGCGCCGCCCCAACAAGATCACCTACGCGTCGGACACCAAGACGTTCTCCTACGTGGAGCAGGGCCTGTCCGACTCGGTGACCTTCAAGGCGCAGTACACCGGTGAGGGCTTCGACAACATCCGGCAGCTGTCGCAGACCGCGCTGCTGTGGGCCACCTTCGGTGCCGAGGAACGCGGTCTGCTGTTCGGCCGCGGTGCCTCCGCCAAGGGCTACCTCGGCGCGGTGTCCGCCCCGGTGATCGCAGTCGCCTCCTCGGCGACCGGCGGCGCGGTCGCAGCTGGCACCTACTTCATCAAGGTGACCGCCCGCGCCGGTGGCGGCGAGTCGGTGGTGTCCAACGAGGTCAACACCGGTGCTCTGTCCGGATCGACCAACCAGTTCACCGTGACCGTCAGCACCGAACCCAACGGTGCGCTGGGCTACAACCTGTACATCGGCACCAGCACCGGCACCGAGACCTACGTGACCAGCTTCGTCGGCAACTCGGTCACCATCCTCACCACCCCCGCCGGCGGCGGAGCAGCGATGCCCGTCGCCGACTCCACCGCCAACGCCAATGGCTACGACGGGTTCCTCACCGTGCAGTCCGACCCGGCGCAGGGTGGCTATGTCAAGCGGGTCAACGCCGCGGTCACCAACGACGACCCGTGGCAGCAGGCCTTCCTCGCGCTCTACGGCGCGAGCATCCAGCCCGGCGGTGGCGCCAACCAGGACAAGCGCCTGGCCGATCCGGAGGAGATCTGGGTCGACGGCGGTGTGCGCAAGAAGCTCGGCGACTACCTCAAGGGCACCGCCACCAGCAGTAACTACCGCCTCGCGTTTGAGGGCGGAGCCAACGGCCGCGTCGTCGGCGAGGTCGTCAACGGCATCGCCAACCAGGTCACCGGCACCATGTGCGACCTGGAGGTCCACCCGTACATGCCGCTGGGTGTCTCGCTGATCCGGTCCCGCACGCTGCCGATCCCCAACACCGAGATTGGCGCCACCGCCAAGGTGGTCAACGTGCGCGACTACATGTCCTTCGACTGGCCCGAGATCCAAATGACCTACGACCAGTCGACCTACCTGTTCGGCACCCTGGTGCACTACGCGCCGGCCTGGTCTGGGCTGCTGCTCGGCCTGCAGTAACCCCTCACCGTCTGTCGCCCCGGGAGACCGGTGGAGGCGCCTCCCGGGGCGACAGGCTTCATCGACCACACCTGATCACCCGATACGGCTGGAGGCCGTCATGCCGCCCACGGTGCATACACCGCCGTCCCCCGCCGCCCGCATGCAGATCGAGTCGTGGCCCGACGGGCAGCGGCTGAGCATCGTCTCGACCGGCGACCGGCTGACCACCGCCGGCATGGCCGCGGTGCTCACCACACTCGGCTCCTACTACGCGGGCCTGAGCACCGCGCAGCAAGCCAAGCTCGCAGCGTTGGTCAACAACCAGCTCGTCGCCCTGTCGGCCTACAACCTGACGTGCGCCGTGCTGGCCGCCGACGCGGCAGCGGTCGCGGCGAGCCTCACCACCAACGTCCGCACCGCCGGCAACACCACACCGAACTCGTGAGCACCCTCGTGGACACCGTGCGCGTCGGCGCCCCGGACGGGCGGGTGCGGGAGGTCGACGGAGTCAGCGGCCGCCGCTACCGCTCCCGCGACGGAATGTACGAGATGGCGCCGGCCGACGCGAAAGCACTGCTGTCGGTAGGCGGCTTCACACCGGGGCTGGGCGGGCCGACCCCGCGTGCCACCGGCTACCGCTGCCACGACTGCGGCTTCGGCTCCTACTTCATCAGCTGCTCGCGCTGTGGTGGCGCCTGCAGCAAGGAAACCGAGGAGGTCTGACATGCCGCGAGGCGTCTACGACCGCACCAAGAAGAAGGGACCGACCGTGTCCGACATCACCGAGCCCGACATCCCCAACCCCGACGACCCCACCCCACAAGTTGACCCGCTGGCCGATCCGCCAGTTGACCCGACGCCGGTCGCCGAACTCTGCGGCCTGTGCTGGCCCGATGGCTGGCCGCACAACACCGACAGCGCGATGTGCGAGCACGGCGAGTGGACCAACACCACCGGCAACTGACCACTGTCCCGAGGCTGCATCGCAGGAGGTGAACCCAGGTGCTCACCACGCCCTACGTGACGACTACCGCGTTCCGCGCGCACCCCACGTTCCTGGACGTGATGAACCTGCGCACCGGCGACAGCAGCGCTCTGGACCAGGACGCCGAGCTCAACAACATCCTGCTCATGGCGTCGGCGGATGCCGACAACTACGTGCGGATGGGCACGACCAACGGAGCCGGACTCGGCGCGCACAGCCATACCCAGAACGAACGGCTCACCCCCAACCGCAAGGGCCAGCTGGTGCTGGCCGCCGAGCACCACCCGGTCAGCCAGGTCACCGCACTGGCCTGGGGCTACCAGCCCAACGCACTCACCGCCGTACCCGATCTTGGGGTGATCTGGACCGAGAACGGCGGCCGCACATTGGTCGCCGCCGTGATTCCGATCGGCATGCAGTGGCTGCAGTTCGGGGCGCCGATGACCGGACAGGAGCTGTACACGGCCTGGACCTACACGGCCGGCTACGCCAACACGCTGCTCGCCGGCCCGGTCTCCGCCGGCGGGATGTCCATCCCGGTCATCGACCCGGCAGGAATCGCCGTCGGTGTGTCACTTCGAATCTGGGACCCAGGCGCCGAGGAGGCCGTCATCGTGGCCCCCAGCTACCTCGCCGGGTCCACCACGGTGCCGATCACCACCGCGCTGAGGTTCGACCACACCGCCGAAAGCCCCACTGGGGTGTCGGGCCTACCCGCCGAGGCACACCTCGCGGTGATCCTGTACGCGGCGGCGCTGCTCCAGCGCCCGGACAGCGAGAACGAGGACACCTTCCCCTCGACCACCGTGCGACCCAACACCCGCATCGGCGGCAGCCACGACGGCACCGGGTTCGTCGCCGAGGCCGAGCGGCTGCTCTTCTCATACCGGAGGATCAGATGAGCGCCATATGTCCGCATTGCAACGACACCGGACATGTCTGCGAGAACCATCCAGAGCATGCGTGGGCGGGAATCACCGGCGGCGAGGAATGCTGCGGGGGAGCGGGCATGCCGTGCCAACTGTGCTGCGATCCGCCACGCGACGGTGAGTCGGTGATTGCAGCCTTCACCCCGCGCAAGTTTCGCCAATGAGCGCCAGGCGCGTGGCGGATCTGTTCTGCCAGTACTTCGGCGGGGCGTACGACCCGACCACCCACACCTACCGCACACCACAGATCACCGTCGCGAACATGGATGGGCCGATCGTGCGTCGCGCCGCACCTAAGCGCGACGACCACGCCAGCGACTACACCCTCGGCACGGCAGGAATCCCGATCGGCTGCGCCACCGTCGTGCTGCTCGAACGCGGCGTCGAGTCCCGGGCCGCGGTCGCCGGCGCAACCTCCGGTGTGAAGCAGATCCGGTGGACGGTGCGCATGCACAACTTTCTCCGCGCAGCCAGCGAGTACGCCGAGACCGTGCAGGATGCCCAGTACGATCTACTTGACGCCATCCGCGCCAAGCTCGAAGCGGACCGCACATGCGGCACCGGTGGATTTGAGGCTGGCTACGGGGTCGGTTTCCAGGTCGGTGAGGGCGGCGAGCCGTGGATCCGCTGGGAGATCTCCCCGGTGATGACAACCCCGAAGGATCTGTCGAAGGGCTACGTGCTGGTCGAGTTCGACGCAGACGAGTACATCCAGGCCTGACGACGCAGGGCGCCCGTCTCGGACACCTGACCAACACATTGCATCGGAGACAGCCGTGGCTAAGTGGCGGTTCACCAACAGCCAGACCCTGATCTACCCCGAGTTCGGTGTGCTGGCCGAACCCGGTTCGGTACACGACTGGCCCGACGAGCCGCCCGCCGACGGGCATTGGGAGCCGACCGGTCAGCCCGCCGCGCGGCGTGCGCCGAAACCTGAGCCAGCGGTAGTCGACGACGCGAGTGCCACCAAGACCGACGCCACCGAGGAGTGAGTCATGCCTGCCACCCCCGCCACGTTCGCCTCCGCCAAGCAGTTCTTCGGCGTCGCCAAGGAATCCACCGGCCAGGGCACCGCGACCGCGATGACCGCCACGCTGCCCATGGTCAAGTTCGACCCCGAGGACAAGCCAGTCCCGCTCGAAGACATGGCGCTGCGCGGCAGCATGGTCGACTCCTACGGCCTGCAGCAGGGCGTCATCAAGACCGAGT